GGTTTCCTCATCTCCTGGGGAAGAGCCAGGTATCATACTTTAGACCACACTCATTGCTTCTCCCGTTAGGGAGGTTTCAGGAACATGTCATGGCTGATCTTTGCCCAATTTTGAATGGACATGCCTAAGACCTTGTTCAGCATCCGTACCACTTCTTTGGGAATACGCACCGTATCTGGAACGGGGTAGCCTGATTGATAGAACTCCATGAATCTACAAAACCTGTAGTCGTGTTTGGCGCCTGCCATCCACATTCCATAGAGTCGGCCGAAAGAAGTAGCTAGATCTTTGATTTCTCGCTCAGGACACAAGGCCATTTCGAACCATTCATGGGTGGGGCGGGTTCGATAACCACCAACGTACTTGTATCCTAGAAGCTTAAAGTCTCCAGGATCACCGGAGTCATCGCACTTACTTGGATGCATTGTCACATTCAAGTATTTGTCGAGATCTTTCGCCGCCTGGTCAAGGTCGAAACGATCGGTAAAGAAACCGCTGTCGTCACCTAAGACACAGATATGTGCGACGGCTGCCCCTTGCATTAACGCAACGAACTCAACATAAACGTGGTTTACGATAGAGTCGATAAGCTGAGTAAAAGCAGTCCCAGAGGGCACACCATGTGTAGTAATGAACTTTCGACCATCTGGCATCAAGATGGGAGTATTGATAAAGTAGTGTGCAATTGCCTCTTTGAAGACCTTCATCTTACGCTCTTCGTACTCCTTGTGCTGTCGCTTCTGTCGTTCTGGTATTGAGCGATTATTCATGATCTTTGGATCCGAAGGGTCGATGTTCTCGAACGCAACGTCAAACGCGAATCGTATTAGGTCTGACGAAACCGTTGAATCGAACGAGGAGATGTCCATGCCAATAATCCGACTCCAAGTTCTTTTCCGGCGAAACCAGTCGTGCACCATGATGTCCGGATCGTTACCGTAGAGCATCGGTTGACAGGGTCGTTTTGCGTACTCGGCATACAGTGGAAAAGCATACCGACCTTCGAGAACGAGTAATTCGCCTGGGTACAACCAGACAAGACGGGTTTTCCAGTTCCCGACCGTTGACATCCCACCACGTTGGGCGGCTAAACACGGCGGAAAACGCGCCTTATGAGGCTGAAAAGTGCCTGATTTGATGTCCCGCTTCCACAAATTGTGGATTCGCTCTGCCTCTGCGAGCATTTCGGGCATCACATCCTTCTTCAGCTTTCCGGGGAACGTGTATCCTGCGGACGTACCGCCTTCCATATATTTGGGCGTCTCCTCCATCTGGTAACGATGGGGCTTCACACGTAGCGCAAAGGCCTCCCGGGTTTTGGCCATGGCTTCTTGAAGGCAGGTTCGGGGTTTTCTGGCAAGTGACCGAACCTTGATATCAGGTCCGTCGAACTTCTCGAGTTGGGCGTACATCCCTTTCACACCTGCTGGCCGGCGGGTGGAGAGGAAAAGATCGTCAAACATGTTGCGATCAAACTTCTTCAGAGAGATCATGACCCAGGGGTCAAATCGTTCTCTGGCTTGGTAAACGCCGTACTTTCGATCAGGCTCGACTTCTCTCATGCGTCGAGGGTGGAACTTCTCGGAATGAGAGTGGGGGGAGGGCTCGGGTTGGGAGGAACCGGATGGGACCGATGATAGCTCACTAAGTAACGCCTGAGCTTCTCTCCAGGTGGCAGAATCTCCAGGATCATTGCGATCCGGCATGCCGTAATCGTCAGGTAACGCTTGAACTGACTGCGCGGACATTTTTAAC